CTGCACTGAGCTTGTGCTTGGACGAGTACGACCGCGAAGCACTGGCCGAGCAGCCAGCACAGCGCAAGCCGCTGACGGATGAGGAGATTATTCGCATTGAAGAAACCATACCAACAGATGCAAATGGAGTGCACCCGCCCATCGACATTGCCCGAGCCATCGAAGCCGCACACGGCATTAAGGAGAACACATGAGCGATATGCAATGCCCATACTGTGACGCTGAACAAAAGGTTTGCCATGATGATGGTCATGGGTATGCCGAAGATGTGCGCCACGAGCACGAATGTTCTGAGTGCGAAAAGACATTTGTGTTCACCACCATGATTAGCTTCGACTACACGCCAGCAAAAGCCGATTGTTTAAATGGCGCGGAGCATGAACTGGTGTTCCGCAAATCGTGGCCATCAGAACATTCGCGCATGGGCTGCAAGCACTGCGACTACAAGCGCACAGCAACACCAGAAGAAATCGCCGCCCACGGCATTGGAGAGAAGAAATGAGCCTGACGTTTTGGAAGCTCGTTGACATTTGCGAAAGTGGGTATCCACTGGAAGATGAGTCAAAACAAGCAGCCGCAGAGCTTCGCCGCCTTCAATCCGAGAATGGAATCTTGTGGAAAGTCTCTGACGAATACAACGCATGGATCAGGCACCATGCGGCAGGACATTCATACGATGATTTTTTGGAGAAACGCGAAGCCGCCCACGGCATCAAGGAGAACACATGAGCACCAAACATATTGAGGCTCTGAAGCTGGCCCTGGAAGGTGCGGCAAATTACATCGACGCCCTTGGTGGTGACAGCCGCAAATATCGGCAAGCACTGGCAGAGCAGCCAGCACAGCAGGAGCCGGTGGCGATCACCATCCAACAAGCGCACGACATGGGCGCAAAGGGCGCAGAGCCAACCGAAGAAGAACGATTGCTGTTTGAGGCTTGGATGCGCGGCCATTGCTGGGCTGTCATGGGCGAGTGGGACGGCAAAACCTACAAGCATGAGGCAGAAACAAGCGGCTGGCCTCATCCAGGAACAATGCTCACCCGACAGCTTTGGGCTGCGTGGCGTGATCGTGCAGCACTCGCACCAGCAAAGCGCAAGCCGCTGACGGATGACCCGTTGCAGGGCGCAGTTGATTGGCTGTTGGAGGCTGATGGTGAGTATTTCTGCACAGCCACCGTGCAACGCACCTTGCGGATTGGCTATAACCGAGCCAAACGGCTTTGCGATACAGCCAAAGAGCGAGCCGCCCACGGCATCAAGGGGGACGCATGAAAAAGACTGGCTGGCCACCTGGCCTGTTGCAAGACGACTGCCGCAAACTGTTTCGATGGTTTGCTGATCGAATTGATGCGAGGTGGACGCTTCGCAATGTTCTCAAACAAGTCAAACAAACCACCAATCCCAACTGCCCTCACTGCCGAGGCTTGGGCTATGACGCAAGCGGGTACGGCTGTACCTGCGTGAAGGAGAAATGACATGGCACACCCAACTTTTACACAACCCGAAGCCCTGCGGCTGGCTGACGAGCTTTGCGAGCCAATGCCGGACTACCCTACACCAACCAGTCTTGAAGCGGCAGCGGCCGCTGAACTGCGCCGCCTGTACGCAGCCAACATCGACTGTGTTGATCACTTCAACGCCATCAAAGCCGAGCGAGATGAGTTGCTGGAGGTGCTGAAAGACTTACTTGAAGACACCGAACACAAAAACCACAACTGTGGCGACGAAGACTGGTGTCCTGTATTACGCGCCCGAGCCGCCATCGCCAAAGCCACTGGAGACCGAACATGAAAACAGTGATTGAGATGGCGCGGGAGTCTGGCGGCACTGAAACAGTTGGGTTTATAAATGCGCCACTGTAAAATCACATCATGAGCAAATCCAGGATGCCAGAAATCAGAGCGCTTTTAAGGCGTGAAGACGATGGCATGACAATCCGAAGCATCGCCGAATACCTTGGTGCAAGACCGGATAGCGTCAGAAAATCAATTGAGCAAATGCCAGATGCCTATATTGACAGGTGGGAGATCAGCAAAGCCACAAGAGGGCAATTTGAATCAGTCTGGTGCGTGATTGTGCCGCCTGAGCATTGCCCAAAACCAGATAGAAGCGAATAAAATGAAAAACAGGCGGGGCTTTCCAACTTTCAGCCGGGGATGACCACCCAGCAAAAAGCCCAAATGACCGACCAGCGTCACCCGCATGAGAACTCATGACGCTGCAAGGTAAAGCATCGGAAAGCCGCAAGTCGAAGGTGTCAATTTGGGAACGGTCAAAAGGAAGTAATTATGAGCAAAGTAGCAAAGCGAGGTAAGAAATCACCCGAGTTGATGGATGAAATCATTATGCGCATTTCAAACGGTGAGCCGTTGCGTCAAATTTGCCGCGATGACCATATGCCAAGCTGGGTGGCTGTTTACGATTGGCTTGAAGCTGATAAAGAATTTTCTTTACGCTTCACGCGCGCGCGCGATATAGGTGAAGACGCAATTGCGCAAGAGTGCTTTGATATTGCTGACAATGCGACAAATGACTGGATGGAGTCAAGCGGAAAAGATGGAGGCGCGGCCTACAAACTAAATGGTGAGCACATCCAACGGTCAAAACTGCGCATTGAGACGCGCCTCAAGCTGCTATCCAAGTGGAACCCCCGAAAGTGGGGTGATAAGGTTGATCTGACCTCAACCGATGGAAGCATGACGCCAAAAGACACGAGCGCAGAAGTTTTGGCGGCATTGGCAAGAAAGCACAATGACGCCTGAACTGGTGGCTGATTGCAGGACTGACCTGCTGACGTTCACAAAAACAATGTTCAAGGCGAGGCGCGGCATTGCTTTGCGTGAAAACTGGCACCAAAAGGCTATCTGTCACGCCCTAGAGCGCGTTGTCATTGGAAAAAGCAAGCGTCTCATCATCAACGTGCCTCCGCGCTCTGGAAAAACCGAGTTGGCGGTTATCAATTTCATCGCCTGGTGCATGGGCAATTGGCCGGACAGCGAATTCATCCACGCCAGCTACTCCAAGCGCCTGGCGACGAACAACACCTTTAACGCCCGCGCAGTAATGCAGCACGAGGCATATGCGGCCATCTTCGGCCCGCCCATGATGCGTGGCGACTCAAACGCCAAGGATGAATTCAGGACCGAGCAAGGCGGGGTGGTGTACGCGACCGGCAACGATGGCACGATCACCGGCTATGGCGCAGGCAAGATGCGCAACACCTTTGGGGGCGCCCTGCTTATTGACGATCCGCACAAGGCGGGCGAGGCCAACAGCCCGGTGATGCGACAAAACGTGATTGACTGGTTTTCCACCACGATGGAAAGCCGAAAAAACAGCCCAGACACGCCGATCATCATCATCATGCAACGTCTGCACGAGAAAGACCTCAGCGGCTTTTTGCTGGCCGGTGGCAACGGGGAAAAGTGGGATCACGTGAACATCCCGGCGATTGATGGCGACGAATCATTCTGGCCCGAGCAATTTCCGCTCGATGACCTGCGGCGCATGGAATCCACGGATGCCTACCGCTTCGCGGGCCAATATATGCAAAACCCAGCCCCTATTGGCGGCGGCATCTTCAAAGACGACTGGTGGCGGTTTTACCAAGTTGCGCCCGCGCTAGAGTACCGCACCATCTACGCCGACACCGCGATGAAGACCAAAGAGCAAAACGACTATTCGGTGTTTGAGTGTTGGGGGCGAACAACAACCGGCCAGGCGGTTTTGCTTGATCTGATTCGTGGAAAATGGGAAGCGCCCGAACTACTCATCCAGGCCAGGGCGTTTTGGCTAAAGCACAAAGCCAAGGAAGGCGGGGCGCTGCGAGCAATGAAGGTCGAGGACAAAGCCTCTGGCACAGGCTTGATTCAAACCCTCAAGCGCGAGGGCATCCCAGTCCTAGCCATCCAACGCAACATCGACAAAATGACTCGGGCAATGGATGTTGCGCCGCAGATCCAGGCCGGGAACGTCATGCTGCCAGAGTTCGCTCCATGGCTGTCTGACCTCTTGGCCGAGGCCGCGGTTTTTCCAAATGGGACGCACGATGACCAGCTTGACCCGCTCATGGACGCCATCTCAGATATGCTCAACCCGCAGGAGAAACGTGACATCGTTATGGAATTTCTGTAATCCGTCCTAAAATGCCGCAAACTGAGGGCCATCCATGACCGCACCAACGCTCAAACTTTCCGAATTGCCTGAAGCCGCGGCATTGACCGGCGCTGAAATCGTGCCAGTTGTTCAGGGTGGCGTGACAAAGCGCACAACAACTGCCAAGTTGATTCCCCTGCCTGCCGATAGCGTCCAATTCAACACGGCCATCACGCCAGTCGTCGGTGTTGGCAAGATGCAATGGGATACCACTTGGGGCGGGCCTCAAGTTGGCATGATTGGTGGCAATGTCAACTTGCAGATCGGCCAAGAAACCCTCATTTACGTTTACAACGGCACAGGCGCGACGATCACAGAGCGTCAAATGGTCTATGTTGACGGTTCACAAGGCCAGCGCCTAAAGGTTGCATTGGCTGTCGCATCATCTGACGAAACATCTGCGGCTATCCTTGGCATGGCGACCGAAAACATCGCAAACGGCCAGTCAGGCTTTGTGACCACTCAGGGCATGGTGAACAACATCAGCACTGTTGGTTTTGCTGATGGCGATGTCATTTGGCTTTCGCCAACAACACCAGGCGGCATCACAAACGTTAAACCGGTCGCGCCCAATCATTTAGTCATGTGTGGCTATGTGGTCAAGGGCGGCAGTGGTGGAGGTTCAATATACATTCACACGCAAAACGGCTACGAGCTTGACGAATTGCATGATGTCAAAATCACATCGGTGGCTGCAAAGCAGTTGCTGACACGCAATGCCGCAAACACATACTGGGAAAACTCAAGCGTCCTGCCATTGCCGAACACGACAGCACCAGCAACACCAACGGGCGGTGGAGTGCTTTATGTTGAGGGCGGTGCGTTGAAATACAAAGGCTCAAGCGGTACGGTCACAGTGATTGCACCGGCATAAGGGGAAGAAATGACAGCAGAATACGATTTGACGATTCGCCAAGGGTCAACATTCCTGCAAAACCTTGTCTGGAAAGATTCGGAGGGTGTGCCGGTTGATCTGACGGGCTATGTCGCACGGATGCAGATCCGCCCAGCCATTTGCAGCGAAACAGTGATCATTGAATTGACCACGGCCAATGGCCGCATCACATTGGGCGGCAACACTGGCGAGATCACGCTTGAGATTGACGCGACCGACACGGCGGCAATTACCCAAGGCGCTGGGTTTTATGACCTTGAGCTTGAATCGTCGTCTGGATTCGTTACGGCCATTATGGCAGGCGCGGTGACATTTGAGCGCGAGGTGACTCGATGACCATCGTAGTGACCGAAGAAAACACCATCGTCATCACGCAGGATGTGGCATCAGTCATTGAGGTGGTTGGCGCTGGCCCACAGGGACCGCAAGGCCAGCAAGGTGAGCAAGGCATCCAAGGATTGACTGGACCACAGGGTGCGACAGGCCCGCAAGGCCCACAAGGCCCACAGGGCATTCAGGGCCTGAAAGGTGACAAAGGCGACACAGGCGACACAGGCCCAACTGGAGCTATTGGCCCGCAGGGGCCGCAGGGAATCCAAGGCATCCAGGGGGAAACCGGGGCCACAGGGGCGACAGGCGCTACGGGTGCAACTGGGCCTCAAGGGCCACAAGGTATTCAGGGCGAAACCGGCGCAACTGGGCCCGATGGCTTGAGCGCGTATGAAGTCGCAGTCGCCAATGGCTTTGTCGGTACTGAAGCGCAGTGGCTTGCGTCACTGGTAGGCCCACAGGGTGAGCAGGGAGTCCAAGGGATTCAAGGCGTCCAGGGTGAGACCGGCCCCCAAGGAGAGACAGGCCCACAAGGCCCACAAGGCATTCAGGGGATTCAGGGTGAGACTGGCGCAACCGGAGCGACTGGCGCAACAGGAGCCACGGGCGCGGATGGCGATTCAGCATATGAAGTGGCCGTGGCAAATGGATTTGTCGGCACTGAAGCCGAGTGGCTTGCATCGCTTGTCGGTCCTCAAGGCCCGCAAGGTGAGCAAGGTCCGCAGGGTATTCAGGGCATCCAAGGTGAAACAGGGGCGACAGGCGCTACGGGAGCAACGGGTGCGACTGGTGCAACTGGCCCAGGCGTGGCCGCAGGCGGCACAACCGGACAGGCTTTGGTCAAGGCAAGCGGCACGGACTACGACACGACATGGATTGACAGAATAAATATTCAAGATTTCAACGCCCCAGGAACATCCACTTGGACAAAACCAACAGGATGCCGATTTGTCAAGGTCATTCTTGTTGGCGCTGGTGGCGGTGGAAGCTCTGGCGCTCGGTACGCCACCACAAGCAACAGGTATGGCGGCGGCGCTGGTGGTGCTGGAGGCACAGCCGTTTATGATTTTAACGCAGATGATCTCGCTTCTACTGTTTCCGTGACAGTTGGCGCTGGAGGTGCTGGCGGCGCGTCTGTCGGCACAAACACAACCAACGGAAATGCGGGGTCTTCTGGGGGCGATACAACGTTTGGCTCGTACCTTCGCGGGCCATCAGGGACGGGTGCAGCTGCCGCAACAAGTACAGGTAGCTCTGCGGGATCTCAGGGAATTGTTGCTGGTGGAGAAAGCGTTAGCGGAGGCAATGCTGGCGCTGGCAGCACTACCACCCCAACCACCCCAAGCGCAACTTCCAGCGCGGCCGCAACAGGTGGCGGTGGCGGTGCTGGTGCCGCTGCCAATACAACAACAACACGAAGCGGCGCACCAGGTGCTGCAATCGGAACTTCTACCACAGGCCCATTGGCAGCCATTGTTGATGGCGGGTCTGCGGGAACTTCTGGCGGATCGGGTGGAAATGGAAACTCAAACGTTTTGGCGGGTCAAAGGCTAGCAGGTACGGGTGGTGGCGGCGGGTCGTATGCAACCGGTCAAGCTACCGGGTCTGGGGGAAATGGCGGCTACCCGGGAGGCGGTGGTGGCGGCGGCGCTGCGTCTGACAACGGTTTTGCGTCAGGCGCTGGCGGTAACGGCGCAAACGGCTGGGCGCGCATTATTTCTTGGTAAGGTTTAATATGCCAAAGCAATTTTTACTCAATCCTGATGGCAGCATTCCTGCAAACGCAAACATTGAGCTTTTGCAGGCCGAACAAATACCGTTGGTCATGCCTACGCCGATTCCACGAGAGCCCGGCATGATCGCTATTGAGCAAGAACCAATACAAGATTCAAATGGCACTTGGCATCAAGTTTGGAAACTTGAGATTTGTCCTGTGCCTGAAAATGAACAAACCATTGATGTATTTGCAACTTTGACGGAAGATCAAAAATCTGCATTGATGGCAATTCTTCAACAAACCAAAGCCTAACTATGGATTTCAATTTTTTCAAACGGAAACAACCCGCGCCGACTGTTGAGTTGAAATCCGTCAGTCTGCCAGAATTGCTCATGACCATGAGCCGCACAGCGCCGCAATTCCAGAAGTGGGACACTGAGGTAGCGATTGAGCAGGGCTTGAAGGCATCTGCCATTTTTTATGCCTGCGTCAACCGCCGCGCTCAATCTGTCGGCCAAATTCCTTGGGTCGCAAAGCGCAAACAAGCAGATGGCACGATGGTCGATGCGCCTGAATCGCCATTGCAGAAACTGATCGACAAGCCAAACCCTGACTTTGCTTGGTCTGAAATGACTGAGTTGATGTCGCAGCACATTGACCTGGCTGGCAATGCCTACTGGTCGATCATCAAGGCTGGCAATCAAAATGCGCCTGTTGAGCTTTGGCCCGTCTTGCCTCAAGGCATCAAAATCAAAGCTGGCACGGTTCGCCTGATTGACTATTACATCTATCAATACGGCGGGGTTTCTCGCAACAT